GTTGAAGCGGCGGCTTGTGAACTGGTTGTCGCGCCGGACCCAGCCGAAGCCGAGCTCGCCCACGTTCAGAACGTCGAGCGTGGCGGCGTCCGAGATGACAACCGCTGTCGCCTTCACGCCGCGCTCGAGCAGAGCATCGCATGTCCGCCGAAGGTGGCGAAGGCAGATCTTCGTGAGGCCCAGCCTGCCATGAACGGGGACGACGAACCAGAGCGTCCTCATGCGACAGCCTTCACCGGAACGAACGCCTCGGCCCACCAGTCCGGGTGGATCAGGAGGTGCAGCTGCTGTGGATGCTTTGACCGGCGCGGCAGATCTGTCACCTGTGTCTGGGTAGCGAACCTAGTCGCCGTCTCCTCAAATCCAGGGTTGAACCACCGGCCACCAGAGTCGCTGCAACGCCACGACCACGGCTGCGCTGACCAGAGCGCTTCGTACTCGAGGCCGAAGTCAGAGAGCGGACGAGGAGAAAGTTTCAGCGAAATCTTTCCCCTGGCGATGATTCGATCAGCTTCGCCGTGAGCAGGCCGGCGGCACTCAGCGAACTGCTCGTCGTTCGCGAACGGACTCTCATGCGGCTCCCTGACTCTCAGGCAGATCTCGTTTCCGTGACCGGCCACGCCGCGAACCGGGTAGCCGAGATCGCGCAAGCGCGTGATCGCTCGCTCGAGGATCAGGTCGGGATCATCTCCCGTGACCAGTGACTCCGCGAGCGCGTCAGTGTGGATGCCGATCTCATGTCCGCACTCTGCGATCTCCTGCACGGCACTCGGGAACCCGACGTAGCTCCAGTACGGGGACGTGTGGAGCAGGAAGTAGGTGGAGCGGTAGCCGCGTTCGGCTTCCCAGTGCGCCATGCTGACCGCGGTCCGAAGCGAGTGGGCGGCATCGCAGTCGTGGCGCAGGCCGATCACGTTCGGCTCGCGAGCTCCAGCGACCACGTCTTCCATCGCTACGACTCGAGCAGCCTTCGCATAGAACACCTCGTCAAGCTCGTCCAGGTCGTCGGCCTGGAAAGGTGCGCCGTACCTCACGCCGGCAGCCCGTCGCGGATCTGCCGCGCCCTGCGGATCGCCTCGGTCTTCTGCTCAACCGCATTCGGCAGGTTGCACATGCGAGTCTCGTCCTCGGCGCATGGCAGAGCATCGAAGCGGAGGTCCAGCTGGATACTCGGGGTGATGACGCCGATGATCGTGTCGCACCAGAGGCGGAAGAACTCGTCGTCCGGCCACTCGTTCAGGTACTCGTCGATCGCGTCTTCCCACATGTCGACATGGCTGATCGACCCCGAGCCTGGGAAGACGAGGTCGTCGTAGCCGTTCTCGATGCCCTGCTCCTTCGCGCCGGCGGACCAGTCCTCCCACATGCAGCCGACGAGGTACGTCTGCTGGTACGCGCCCAGGATCTTCATCTGATTCTCGGGCGTGTGGATGATGTCGTCGTCCTGGCTGTAGATGATCTTGTCGTCCGCCTCGCGAGCGCCGACGACGCGCCCGTATGTCATCTGGTTCTCGCGGAGGCTGTTGTCGTAGACGACGACGTTCGGGAAGATCAACGATTCGTATATCGGCGTCAGGTCGACATCGCCCTTCGTCACGATCACGGCGGTGACATCAGACGGTGTAAGCAAGGATCTCCTCCAGGCCGAGCATCTCTTCCTTGTGGCGCTCCCACAGTTCGGGCCGCACGTCCGTCTTGGTCCGTTGCAGCGGATGGTCGCGGTAGATCGAATGGACACGCCCGGACGCCGAGAAGTTGAGTCCAGCCAGTGCCATGCGCCGCCACAGCGCCCAGTCCTCATGGCCGACGGTGGGATAGCCGCCGACGAGTTCCCAGGCCTGCTTGCGGAACGCGCTCATGCTGGGGTACGGGTTGCCGAAGTTGGCGAGGTAGTCCGCGTTGCTCATGGCCTCGGGGACGATGTCCTGCTTGCCGCTCCGCATTCCCATCAGCCAGACTTGGGCGTCCTGCTCCTCGAGGCCGGCCAGCGCGTCCGGCAGCGCCAGGTCGTCCACGTTCAGCGGCCAGACCCAGTCGGTGGCGACCTTCGCGATGGCCTCGTTCAGCAGACGGGCCTGCGGGTAAAGCTCCCCTTCCTTGAGCAGTCCGTGGTGGAGGATCACGTCGTCTGCCGGCGGAACCATCGCGTGGAGTGACCGTCGCCAGTCCATCTCGAACTGCCAGTAATCGAATCCGTAGATCACGGCGACGACGGTGACGCTCATCGCTCCCACCTGATGTCGCCCTCGCGGAACCCGGTCTTCTCCTTGTAGTAGCGGAGTCCGTCGGTGCCCGAGTCCCAGCGGTTGTAGTAGAGCCAGCCGCCGAGGTGAGACTGCTGCTCGACCATCCCGGCGAAGAGGAGGTACATGATGTCGTCCGTCAGGAAGTTGCCGTGTCCGAGGATCATCGAGATCAGGACGAGCTCGTTGATCCGGTAGACGCTCATGTAGGCGACCAGCTTCGGCTTTAGCCGACTTATCGTGACTCCGTAAGTTCGGATCGCGTGGCGCTCGCACGGATAGTCGGGCAGCTTGCCCTGCTGGTGGTATTCGACATATCCCGCGGTCATCGGCCGCCCCTGGCGCGTCGCGAGCGACGTGTTGATGTCGAAGACATCGTCGCTGTGCTGGCTGAGGTCGACGGGAGCGAACCTGTACCCGAGTCGTTCCGAGCGCCACGCCCTCTTACGCGCAGTCCGATGATCGGCCTCCCACGCCTCGCGGCTCTCGGGCATCTCCATGAGCGCCGCGCCCTGGCGGTACTTCGTCTTGTCGACGGTGCCCCGGATCTTCTCCATCAGCGGGACGCAGAAGACGCCGTCGTTCTCGCAGTCACCGAGGAGACGGATCGTCGTCGAGGTCGCCATCTCAATCACGGTGCAGCACCATCCACGACACTTCGTCGTTGCGCGGGAACATGTACGAGCTCCAGCCAGGAGGGGCGAACAGTTCGCGGTCGGCGGCGACGGTGAGCGTGACGATCTTGTCGGCCAGGAGGGGCCAGAGGTGGCGAGTCTCCCATGCCTTATCGGAAGCGTCACCCATGTACGGGTCCACGCTGACCACGTCCCAGGTGCGGCCAGAGGCTGCGGCGTCGGTCGCGAAATGCCACGCATCCTCGACCCAGAGTTCCAGGCCGGCGGGGTAGATCGAAGCCATCTCGAAGAGCTTGTCCTTGTCCACGTCCACGCACGTCACGCGCATGTCATTGCGGACCATGTGGATCACGTCGTTCCAGCCGAGGAAGCCGGCCGAGAAGAGGCAGAGCGCCGTTCCCCCGTTCGGCAGCACGTTCGCCGGGTAGACCTGGGCGTTCCGGTTGATCCGGTCGAATGTCGTGGCCGTTGCGTTCACGATCAGCTTTGCGTCTTGACGACGACGATTTTCATCTCGGAGCCGGCCAGTGTCCCGTCGCCGTTCGCGTCGAGGTATGCGGCCACGCCGGCCCACGGGTATCCGAAGCCCCACGTCAGCGAGTCGCAGACACCGCCGAGCGTCCGGTCGGCGTCCAGGGCGGCGACGATGGACAGCAGTCCGATCTCGTCCATCATCCCGTAGAGAAGCTCCTGGCCGGCCTCGCCGTCGGCCATCCCGACACGGGCCCGGATCATGATCGGCACCGCGCCGTAGCGAGTCTCCGACCCGAACCCGGCAAGACCGTCCTCGAGGCCGGTCGGGTTCGTCGGGAACATGTCGACGGCCGGCATCTCCGCGATGGGAAACCACATCGGTTCGATGTGAACGTCGAAGTCGGTGTTCGCCTGGATCGAATCCTCCAGCTGCCCCGCTATCGCCTGCAGGATCTCGACGTTCGTCGCCAGCGCCATCTAGGCGATCCCCCACTGATCCTTCAGCGGAGAGAGGCGAGCGGCGTACCGCGCCCAGGAGTAGCGCCCCGGAATGGTGGAGACGGCCTCGTCCACGATGCCGAGGATCCCCGGCGCGGACTCGGTGTGACGCCACAGGTCGGCGGCTCGATCGAGATTCACGGTCGCGCAGATCTGGTATCCCGGCTCGCTGATCTCGGGCAGGCTCAGGTCGATCTCGGAGATGATCTCCTGCGCCGCAGCCAGCAGAACGCGGTTCGCGGCGGCGGTCTGATCGGCGGACGGCGTCCTCACCTTCAAGACGCGGAAGAGTTCGTCGACGGTGGTGAACGGAACCACGTCGAAGCCGAGGTCCATGATCGGGATCGTCGGTGACGACATGCCCGAGCTCGCATCGGCCCAGACGATCCGGTACCACTGCTGCGGCGTGTCGCTCGCGAGGTGCGTCGTCAGGTTCCTGACCTGAGGATGCTCCGGGTCGCCATCGACCGGGTCGAGCGCCAGCGAGTCGATCTGCGCGAACGTGCCGTCGGAGGCGTCCGACTGCTGGATCAGCGCATGCGTCCAAGGCACGTCGTCGTACCGCGCCGGCGGCGTGTAGTCGACGAAGGAGAAGACGGTCGCCATCTAGATCCCCTTGGACGTGTTCTTCGTGATCTTCATGTTCCCCTCGCCGGACGCCGAAGAGATCTGCGGCGACGCAGGCTTGGTCGCCGTCAGGAGTCCGGTCAGATGGTGCGAGTGAATCGACTGCGGCGTCTCACCGTCCGGGTGGTAGTGACCCTTCTCGCGGCGCTCCCTGTACGGCGTCATGTCACTTGGCCTTCTGCATGACGTGCGGCTTCGGAGCAGCCTTCGGCTTGACCTTCTTGGGCGTCATGAGTCCCTTGACGTTCGCTGACGTTGTCGAGGACGGCTGCGGATAGGACATCTCTGTCTCCTTTCAGTCGGGAGGCCCAGCCGGATGACTGGGCCTCCCATTCCCCTCTTTGCCTCTCGTCCTTACGAGCCGGACGAGATGAGCGCGAACGAGCCGGGGTCGACGACGACCGACTTGAACGCTCCGATCAGACCGACCTCGAGGCCACCGATGGCAGGCTCGACGACGCGGAGCTCGACCGGCGCACCGGGCGTCTCCGCGACGAGGAATCCCTCCAGGTCGCAGACGAGTGCCGTGCCCGAGTCGAGTCCCCTCGAGACGATCACGTTCAGCGGACCGATGTTCTGGCCGTTGACGCTGATGAAGATCGGCTGCGGGGTCGACGTGAGGCCGATCAGGTACCCGTACACGTCCGGGGCGAGCAGGATCGTGTCCGCGATCCGGTGCGACTGCGCGTACACCTTGGAGTAGCCCTCGCCCACAGCCTTCAGGAAGGCGGTGAAGTCCGAGGAGCCCATGGTGAACACGTCCGAGATGACGTTCGTGAAGCCGTCGTCGATGACCGCGTCGGCAGCTGCCGTCTCGGTCTTCAGCGCGTAGTCCGCTGCGACGAGGTCGAACCAGAGCTGGAGCGCGTCCGGCGTCGACCAGTTGAGCGCCTGCCACGACAGGTCGCCTCCACCGAGGTAGGTCACTGCGGCGGCGGTCTTCATGCTGACGACCATGCCCGTGTTCCCGGCCTCGGTCTTCTCCGACGCCTGCACGGCCACGACGGGGCGCGTGTCGACGGACGGGTAGGTGATGGTGCCGCGCACCAGACCGGTCGACGGAGACGCCGCGACGAGCGGACGGCTCTTGTCGATGATCTGGAAGATCTGCGCGATGTGCTCAGGCGGGTTGAGGCCGGCGACGTTGCTCGAGAGCGTGTTCGCCGGCGTCCTCGCCTTGAGCAGCTGAAGCCGCTCGCGAGCCTTCAGAGAGACTTCCTCGCCACCCGCCTGATTGGCGATCTTGGCGCACTCGGGCGTCCCGCGAGTGAGGATCACGTCGCGAGCGTACGCGGCGAAGTCGCGGTACACGATCTCGCCGTTCTCGCCCTCTTCGATGGTGCCGTCCGAGCCGGCCATCTTGCGACGAAGGTCCGCCGCCTTCTCGATGGACTCACGGGTCTGGATGATGTCCGTCGAGAGCGACTCCGTCTCGCCGTCGATGATCTCGACCCGCTCGCGGTACATCTTCTGATGCTCCTGCTCCGTCTCCGACAGCGTCTTGTCCTCACGGGTGTTGATACGCGCGTTGAGCGCCTCCCACTTCTCCGTGATGACCTGGCGCTCGTCGAGGAGCGTCTCCAGACGGATCTCCGCCTGGGTGGTCGTTGCCGACATTTCCTACACCTCCGAGATTGACGTTTGTGTTCCGCGGCGGGTGTCGAAATCGGGGGTGCCGACTAGCTGAGTCGGGGTGCCCGTTGGCTCGAGGTGCGCCATCTGCGGTAGGCAGTTCAAGATCTTACTGACCGGTGCTGCTGGATGTGAAGGACGCGAGGATCTTCTCGAGCTTGGTCTTCGCGCCATCGCGCTCTGCCGGGGTCGCGTCCTGCGGGTTTCCCTTGCCGATCTCCGACAGGGCGGCCCGTACTCCGTTGACGTTGATCTCGCCGGACGGCTCCTTGTACGGAAGGTGGCAGAGGTTCTTCTGCTTCGGTGCGCCGGACGGGTTGCTGTCGATGGCCGCGGCAGAGCAGTACGACTCCGCGGTGTCGAACCGGGACGCGGATCCGTCCCACGGTGCCTCCGTGTAGGCGCGGGTGAGCAGCTTCGCCATCCCCTCGGGGAGGTCGATGCCGAGCTTGGCGCACCGCTCGAGCAGCTGCTGATTGACCGCCGGCGGCAACATCTCCTCATCCTCCACGATCTGGTGCCCTTCGCGAAGCGCGAGGATCTCCGCGCCCGTGTACGCCGGCCCGAGGGCGAGCGCGACCGAGTCGAGGTGGGCCTTGACCCGCGACATGATCCCGTCCTTCGTGCGGACGGTGCGGATGGGGATGAACTCAGCGGACACGCCGTCGTAGCCGCCCTCACGGGTGAGTTCCAACGCGGTGTCCGCCTCGGGCGTGTTCAGGAAGCGGAAGTCGGCCTCGTATCCCCCCTCCTCCTCGCGCAGGTTCACGCCCTTGCCGACGACGCTCGCCATCGGGGAGGTCCGCTTGCCCGTCGCGAGAACCTCTTCGTCGTGGATCGCACGAAGCCGGATCCGGTGGGCGGCGTTCTCCTGGGCCTTGAACGCTCCGCGCACGAACTGCTCCCTGTACGGGCGGAAGTCGGGAGGATCAGCGACCGTCGCGACCTCGTTGAACGGGACGACCCGGACCGAGAGAGTCCGGCCATCCAGGGACTGGGACTCCACGGCGAACGTGCGGACGAGAACCTCGCGTCCACCGTTCTCCACGGAGGTTTCCTCCTGCACTTCGTCGCTCATCTATTTCCTCCTAGGACGGTCAGACGTGGTGCCTGACTTTGTTGCGCCGGCGAGGCGGATGCCACCGCTGGAGCTTCTGCCTGCGACGGCGCTGCCGTCGATGCGTCCTGCTCGACCGCCGCTGCCTGGGGGTCGTCCTCCTCGGTCGCCACAGGAGAAGCCTCCTGGGCGGTGTTCTGCGGTTCGATTTGCAGGAAGGTGTCGGTCGCATCGAACCAGCACCACTGTCCTGCCGGCAGAGCTTGAGCGGTGAGCGCGTCGGCCAACTCTTTAGCCGACGGCCGAAGCTCGAAGCGCCACCACATCTCGCCCAGCATCCCTGGGTTCTGATACGTCATCCCCCAGCGGATCGCCATGTTGAGCAAGACGGCAGGAATGCCGAACGCAGCTGCGAGGGCGAGCGCGTTGAATTCTTGTGTCTCGAGGAGCGCCATGTCCTTCGGGCTCCACGACAGCGTCTCGAAGTCGAGGCCGTACGGCAGGACGGGCGGCGCACCGCTCCGCTTCTGCGTTTTCTCCTGCCATTGATCCTGCAGGTTGGTGGCCTGCTTGTCGGTCAGCTTCCGGTTCTCGTCGGTGACCTTCAGCGACACCTTGGGGATGCCGCCCTGGTTGACCTCCATCGCCTGATTGCCTGCCGCAAGCAAGCCCCAGGCAAGCTGGGCGTAGGAGCGAATCGCGCTCGTCCCGTGCGCCAGCCAGCCGTCGCCGCAGTCGCGGTCGATCTGGATGACATCCTCCGGGTTGAGCCACTGGCCGCCGACCGGATACTGGCGGTAGCCGTTCTCGTCCCACATCGGCTCGCAGCGAGCAGCCGGGATCCGGGTGAAGGTCCGCGGGTAGCCGTCCGAGTAGCGCGAGGTGACGTAGAGCAGGCACCAGCCCCAGCCGTAGTAGTCGCGCATCAGAGCCTTGATCATCGAGCCGATCCCGTTCGGGTAGTACAGCGGGTCTGGGTTCGACATCCAGGCCGGCTCAGTCACCGTGGTCGCGTTGCCGGGGTTGAAGCGCAGCGGCATCGACGCGATCTGCTGCGAGTTCATCTGCAGGCAGCGGTTCGTGATCCAGGTCCGGTCCGCGAGCAGACCATTCCCCGGCCAGAACATCTGGCCTGCGGCGTTGAGCCCGTTCTCGGTCCACCACGCCGGGATGATCGTGTTCCAGAGGGACATGCGAGTCCCCTCGAGCGGCTGCACGTCACGGGCCAGGATCTGGCCGGCGGCACCCCGACCAGCCCGAGCCAGTGCGGCAGAGACAGGAGATATGCGCTCGAGCAGACTCATCGACGCATCCTCTCAGCGACTTGGGCCGCGACGAGGAAGCTGAGGCAGACGACGACCCATCCTTCCGTCTTCCAGACGCCGCCCCAGATGGCGTCAACGACTCCGACCAGTCCTGCGCCGAACGACACCAAGAGCAGTCCCCTCACCATCAGAGAACCGACCGTGGATTGCGACGACGCCAGAACCAGCGCGGGACGCGCACCCACTTCCCGACGACCGGGATCGTCGCGTAGTACTTGGCTGGCATCAGAAGATCACCATTTCCTCTCGGTTCGCAATGTCACGGTCGACCGCTGACCATAGGGCAATCGAGCAGGCGATCACCGGGCCCGGATCCGTCTTCGACTTCGACCGGGACCACGCCCAGCGGTCGACGAGCGGCCGGGTGCGAGCTCCACGCACCGAGGTGTTCAACTCCTCCTGACCGAGGTGGACCATGTCGTGTTCGTCGATGGCGTTCGCGAACTGGCCGCAGGCGTCCGCGTACTCGCCGGTCTTCATGCGTCGGACCTTCAGGCCCGTCTGCTCCTCCACCTTGGCGGCGATGGCGTTCGCGGGACCGAACCCGTCGCAGATGATCTGCACCACTTCGTGGCCCTCGCACAACTCGAGCATCCTCTCGGGCACCCAGGCCGTGCCGGCGCGACTGTTGACCACCTCGACGTGCAGCTTGCGCCTGCGGTTCAGGCCCGAGGCCGAGATCGTGGTGCGCCGCCCCGGCGAGATGTCGAAGGCGAGGCAGACCGGATCCTCCAGCACCGAGCCCTCGTCC